TGCTAGTAATAAATAAAGGTAGTGTAAGAGTTCCACTTGAAACAAGTCCGCCAGCATTAAAGTTTAATTGCATTGTGCCTATTGTTGTGGCTATACCACCCCTCTTACGTATTATATCAAAACCTACTGCAATGGTAGTTCCTGCTGCAAAAGTTCCGCCTGATATATTTGTGACTTTTATGTTAGCCTCAAAACTAACAATCATTTGTGATGCAGTTGTTGTATTTACATCTACTTTGTTATTTGAAATATCTACGCTTACAGGGTCTGTATCTTGTACTATTGTATTAAAGTCATATCTTTTTATATCGCTTAACCCTCCACTTGTCCTTGTGGTTGTATAAGATACGCTAGTTGAATTTTTTACAATAAAAGTTCTATCATTTACAATGCTTTCGCTTGATATAAAACTACTACCTGTAAAAGGCATTATTAACTTTTTAAATATAGTCGAATCAAAGAATCTTGAATCGTAACGATAACCTGCTTGGCTAAATATTTTGTCAACTATTTGTTTAATGTAGATGGCAGGATACATAGTCTTTTCAAGTTCGTACTCAATCTCAGATGCTACGTTATTTACTATCGTGCTTAATCCATTATCAATTAAAGGATAAACGTAACCTTCTCCCGTTGGATTGCTACCTGAAAAGTTAACGTATGGATTGCCGTTTTTGATAACGTAGTTTGCCCAACTATTGCTTATTGCAGATGAACCCCAAATATGATTATATTCTGACAAGTCAATTTCTGACAACTTCTTATCTCCTAAGTCTTGGAATAGGTTTGCAAGTTTGCCAATAATAACCAATTCAAACTCGGCTTCTTGGTCGTTTACAGGTATCTGTGTCAACTGCAAATTACCACGCATTAAGATTATACCACTGCGAATAATTAAAGCCTCAGCCTTCAAGTTTACGTTAAAGTCAGGATTAAAGTTAGTTGCAGTTCTGTTACTTGTCGACCTGTTTAAGTCTTGAATGTTTGAGAAGATTGCTCTATTGTTTGCCGTTGCAGGCACTTTGATAGGTAGCGTGTAATCTGACTTTCTCTTTTCAGGTTCTTTAATATCTATGATTGACTTGTTAACAGGAATAGGGATGTTATCGTAAAGGTCTAGGATGAAAGTTTTAACCACTTGCCCATTTAAGTATTGAAGTATTTTTATTTCGGTTTGCATCATAAACTTTGGCGATAATTATCGAATGAATACTCAATGCTGATTTGAAGGTTAGGAATCTGTCTGCCTTGCTCATACTTACGTTTAACGTAATTGTTTGCCACTATGTTAACAGGAACATAAGATGTCGCACTCGTTTCCAACATAACCACAGGGCTAACTACTAGTTGCTCCAATGCTGCTGATTCTGCATCGGTCAATAAGTCTGAGTTAAGTGTTATGCGTTCAGTTAGCTTTGTGAAGTATTTTGTTTTAAGCCTGTCCGTTTTCTGGTAGCCTAAAGCCTGAACCTTTTTATATTCTTTGTTTTCTATCTCCACAGATTCAGTACTTACCATTGTAAAGTTAAACGCATCAAATCCACCCAATGAGTTTAGCCAATGTAATCTGTAAATCTCGTAATTGGCACATGAACTATCTACATCAATGGTCTTTGTGAATACTAATTCATCGCTGCTATTCTTTATATCCACTCTGTAATATGCTGCACCTGCAATAGATACACCCATAAAAGTTAAGAACGATTCCCCAATGTTTAACGATACGATTCCTGTTGCTGCGGTATAAGTTGAATATGAACTTGAATTTATTGAACTGCCTGCACTATTGTAAACATTAACATCAACTATAAATATCTCATTGCTTAAATCAAAGAAGGTTAAGAATCTTTGCTGATTTATTCTAATCTTTTCACGATATGAGTTATCGTTTAAGCTAACTTTATTAGTTGTCTTTAATTGTTTGCCAGGACTAAATGCAGTTTTAGTCCAATCTAAGAAGTCAAAGATTGCATTGCTTCCTAACTTTGGACTTCCACTTGTTCCAAACTGAGCTAGGTTAGGGTAGATAACAGGCACTCCGCTTGCATTATCGTATATCTCGCCTAGCTGCAACCAATACCTAGCTTGTGAATTAACACAAGGCACTATATCTGTGGAGTTGAATCCGCCAAAATCAAAGGTCACGTAGTTCTTAACTATGTCTGCCACGTTTATTTGAACAGTTCCCACTAGCGGTTGCTTAGGTAAAGTCAATCTAGTTACAGGGTTGCTTTGCCCGCTTACGTTTACATCACATAAGAACTGGTAATTAGGCTGCGTGCTATTACCACCACTTACACCTATCACTATTTCATTAAATAAGTTTTGCCAATTATTAGGGCTTTCTATTATTGTTATCATCTTGTCAAGTTTATCTCTACACTTACTATTATCTGCTTGCCGAATTTCTCTGCTATTGCGTTGCTCATTCTTGTAACCTCTGTATCACTTATGGCTGTGTCTATAAAATAGGTCGGCTTCAATCCGTTTTGCTTTATTCCAAACGCTATCGCTGTGGCTCGTTTTCTTTTCTCATCTATCTGGACCTTTGCTCTTGCTCTTTTAGTTAGGTTTCTAGTTTGGCTGTATCTTGAATCTAGTGGAATACCTTTCTTAGTTATCCACCTCATTAAATTATCTACCATTGGCTGACTTGGGAATCTAGTCCTAAAGCTATAAATTGAGCCATGCTTAGTTCTTAAACCATTTACCCCACTATTAACAAAGAAGGCATAATCATTACCTTCGATTGCCACGTAATATTCATTGCCTGCCACGCTCACCGGTAAGGCAACTATTGACTGCTTTAACTCTGAATCCCTTAAGTCTACTTGGTCTAAGTTACTCTTTAACGCTTCGCTAAGTTCATTAGCCACTTTGAACAATGACCGCCCAATAAAGGTGTCAAACTTAATATTCTCAATAGGAACGTAATCTTCACCTATCGTACCAAGTAGTGCCTCATAGTTTACGCTCATTGTCTTCCCTGTCTATTTGGTAACATATTAAGTTCAAAAATTCAATCACGTTCATTTTAAAGAAGTAGTTCCACTTTGTAGCATCTCGATTTGCGAGGTTATCGATTGTAACGATATATCCCCATTTGGATTCAAATCCTTTATTATCGCCTCCACCTCCGCCTCCAAAGAGGTTCTTATATGAATAGATAATTCTCGTAAGACCTTGCAAAAAAAAACTAGCAATGGCTGAGCATCTTTCATAGTCATCTTCTCAAACACTAGGTCGCTTATTTCTTTATGTGCTTTGCCATCGTATGCTGCCACCTTTCCAAATCGCCAAGTCATAGGTTTTAAGAATACCGCAATAAACTTGTGTAACTCTTTTTCAGCTACCTTGCTAAATGCTGAAGCATCAATAAATTGGTCTGTGGTTATCTTCATTATGTCCATGTCAACTGCAAACCACTTACCGCTAATCTTTATTTTTTTTTTAATCTTGTATCCGCTCAAGTTATCCTCAATAGCTTTTAAACGCTCTACGTAATCCATAAAGATAGTGTGAGGCAAAGCCTTGATTGATTCGATTGGCTGCCTTAAAACGATTGATACACGCCTCTGCAAGTATTCTAATTCAGATTCATAAGGCATCTGTGCCAATGTGCTTACATATTCTTTGATGGTAATTTCTTTGAACTCTCGCTCCATAGTAGTAAATATATTTATTTAGTTTTGTGTAATTGTTTTTTTAACTTGTTGATTATGCTCGCATTATGGTATACTTGCCAGAGTTTTTCTCTTGAAGTTTCATAAGTGCAAGATACCTAGTTGCATCTATTAAGTGATTATTAAAGTCGATTGGTTCATTTAGCGTGTGACCTGCTTTGTCTATTTTCCATTTGTAGGTTCTAAACTCCCTAAGTAAATTCGAACCGATTAGGTTTAGTTTGTACCTTCTTAGAATGTCAATAGAGTTGATAATCGAGTCTTTGCCCTTTGCAGTTGGTTTAATATTGTAACCAAGTCGATACACCTCCTCAATACTTTTAGGCTCGGCACTATCTGCAAATATCTCATCTCTACGTTCTACACCGATGTTCCTTAGCTTATCTGCTACGTCTTGGTTAGTAAGTCCACGCTCGTAAAGTTCCTCCCTAATGTAAAGTTCTTGGTTATACTTGTAAAACGAAACTATCGCAGTCGGGTCGTTTGAGAATCCCCAATCTAATCCGTATCCGATAAAGTTTGCATCTTGTGGCACTTGGTAGCCCTCAGTGAAGTTATTAAATACTAAACCTTTTAGCTGCCCTCTTTGACCTAATCCAAATATCTTCCAATACTCTGGGTCTGCTGATTCTAATTGCTCAATCTCTTTCTTAAGTGATTCAGGCAAATGTGGATTATCCTTATAGGTAGTAATTAATAACTTAGCATCCTCTCTAGGAATCACTTGCTCGTAAATCCAATGTTCAAAGTCCGATGGGTTATAGTCAATTATTACCTTGCCTGTGGTCCTTAGTAGCAACTGTCTCCAATCTTCAAGTTCTAGTTCGTTGGCTTCATTGGCAAATAGGATGTCCCTCTTACGCCCTCTTATCTTGCTTGCATCGTCTACACTAAAGAACTCGATTAGGTTGTCATTAAGCAGGTAAGTGTTCTCAGTCTTGTTGTGGTTAGCCTCTGAGTATAATTCAGCCTCCTTTAGTATATCGAAAAAGTCACGCATTGAACTTGCCTTTAACGCAGGCAAAGTTTTACGCACTATTGAATAGGTTAGTCCTGTATGCTCTACGCAGGTTCTAACAATCCATTGCAAGGCTGAATAAGTTTTACCTGACCTACTCCCGCCTTGTAATATTGCTATTCTCTTTCGGTCTACCTTAAACGTATTATCAATATGAACTAAGTTAGGATTAAACCTCATTGTTTTCAATCGGTGCTTTTAACCATTCAGGCATTTTACTGATGCTAACATC